CCACCAATGTGCGTTGTGCCCAATTCAATTTTGTCAAGGCCAACCGTACTTGTTGCGCGATAGTCAAAACTCTCAATTAACTCCAATTCACTGCCCGACCACTTTTGCACGTTGATATAGAACCAACTAATCGTGCAAGCATTTTTCAATGTGCTGCTTATCTGACCTTGCGTGTTGTGAATGTTTACTGTCGCTTCAACTGTTAGCCCTGTTTTTGCAGTTGGTGGCGATGGTATGTTGAAGGTATAATCCACATATCTGAACCCGTCTTCACTTGGTATGTAGTATTCAGAATCTTCGATAAACGGGAAAGATTTGAAGCTGGTTTCTGTTGTGCTATATGATCCAGCGGAAATGCCAAACGGCGCGAAATTAGCACCGCCAAAGTTGACGCCTGACAACGACAACGGACCTTCAGGAAACACGTTTAAAAAGTTGCCGTAATACACGGCATCGCCGCCTGTGTCAAACTTTACGACAAATTCAGGCATGATACGCGCTAGGTCTAAGTTTTCGTCAATCGTTATAGCCGTGTTACTGACTTGCAACCTTGCTGTAAGCACGTAGAAATCGTCGTCAGTAGCTGTATCAGCTCCTTCGTAAGTGATAGAAGCGCCAGTCAAAGTGTCACCGTCTGCAACATTCAAACCGCTTAAAACAGTTGCACCTTGGTTTGGGTCGCGATGCAAAGTGACCTCATTGATTTGTGGCGAAAATGTGTAGGACCATTCATTGCCCTTGAGCATCTTTAAACCGCTGACGTCAGTTTGAAAAAACGTCATGCCGTTAAAAATGGATGTGGCCGTGCCGCTCCAATCGTATTGAATGCCAGCAGGGTTTTGATCATTCAGCTGCAAAGGCATGAAATACCACGCGCCAGCCTGTTGGAACATACGCCATTGGTACGTGATGCACAGCGATTGCAACAGGCGATAACAGTCTATGTATTCGTAATCGCCAGCATCGTTCAAGCGCTTCCACGGGTTTGGGTGAATGCGTGAACGCTCATAAGTTTTGAGGTTTGTTCCTGCTGGGTGCGTGAATCCTGCTGCTACGTAGTCGTCTGTGTTGTAGACGTCCTCCCAAATGGCAAAGCGTCGTGATGTCTCAGCAGCCGCGTAATCGTACAATAGCCATTCTTCATTGATGTTTTCAATGATTTCTAGGACAGTTTGGCTTGTGGTGTAAGGCGTGCCAGCGTCATTGTAGTCAACATTTCGTAACAAGCTAATGCCGTCAGTTGCCACCAGTCGCACTTCCTTTTGTGCGCTCGTTTCGTTCACTGTAAATTCATCCACAAGCAAAGAGCCAATCCAGAAGATTTGGCTGCCTTTCTTGACCTCCAAAATGTAGTCGCCATCCTGTGACGTGCCCAGCGCTGTGATCAGCGTTGTAAGGCCGTTGCTGTCCTCCCAAATGGTATTGACTGTGCAGCGTGAATGAACAATGCCAGGCAACAACAACTTGTCCTCCTTTGATTCGTATTTGATTTCAACGCCCTTGGAATCAAAATGAAACGTGTTGGTTAGGTCGGTGCCCGTCGTGTTGTGTACAATTGAAACAGTCCAATTGTCTTCCGTCAGGCTGTACCCGTTGCCCTGTGCGTAGATGTAGCTCATGCGTACCTGTTGCGGCTGGTTGTTGCTCGTGCGTTACTCAAGAAAATGTCATTGCCGCTAATGCGGCCCACGACTTCGACAGTGTTGCCTCCCATCATGTCTCGTAATTTACTCAAAGGCGCGATTACTTCAGGATCAATTGACGCGCTTCTGTTGTCGCCCACAAGCGCCATAGTCGGGCCGTATGCCAAACCGCCTTGCGCCAATGCGGGCGCTTCAAACTCTGCGGCTTTGGCTTTGAGCAATGCACCAGCAGCCACAAAGGCGACACCAGCGGCGGCGGCGGCAACTGGGTTGGTGAACAACGATTTTTTAAAGGCAATGAATGAAACGGCTGTCTTTATCAGCAGCTTACCAATGTCCTGCAACATGCTTCCAAGGTTGCGCAAAGTCGCAGCCATTAAGTTAAAGCCGTCTTGGGCGCTTGACAATGCCGCACCAAGTGCACTGCCTAAATCCTCCAACACACGCGCTGTTGTGTCCTGAACAATAGCTTGAACCTCCAAACGCACGGCCCTCGCTGCCTCTTTGAGCTTCAACATTTTTTCAAACGCCTCTTCAGCCCACGGCATGACCTTAAAGTCATTGACGAAACTATCTTCAATCTCCAAGCCCAAGTCTTCCAGGGCTGGAATCATTTTCGTATTTATCTTATCGGCTGTGGTGTCCAACAGTTCAGCCATCTGCATGCCGTGAAGGTCATTATACCTCTGGGCTTCCTCGTTGAATAGTTCAAGCGAAGCGGCGTGATCCTCGACAGCTTTTGCGGCTCTTTTGTCGGCTTGTTCCTTTTCGTACACATCAGCCTTTGCACGATACAATTCAACCTGTAAGTCGGCTAATTCCGCGCTTGTTTTAGCTACTGTTCCTCTATAAACCTCCTGCCACTTTGCACTACTTTTGCCACCAATCAACAAGTCCTCCAAGCTGTCCAAAGTATCCTGTTGCTGCTCACGTAGTTCTTTGAGCGATCGTATTCTGCCTTCGATCTCAACAACCTTCATGGAGGCATCCAGCTCTTCTAGTCGCTTGCGAAAATCTACAAGCTTTTCTATGCCCATATCCATGCTGCCGCCAAAATCGACTAATACAGCAGCAACAGAAGCAAGACCAACGGCCAACAATCCAACTGGGTTTGTTAGAACTGCTGTCTTTAGGTTTTTCAATCCAAAAACAATACCGCCTATGCCTTTCTGAATCTTTGCAAACAACAGGACTGACGGACCAAGCGTGGCAAGAAAAGTAGCAATGCGTAGAATTACCTCTTTAGTACTTGGGCTTAATGCTCTGAACTTTTCTGCTAGGCTGATGATGCCTTGCAGCAATTGGTTAATCATTGGCAACAACAATTTTCCAAATTCAGCAAGTGCTAGTTTTCCGTTATCAATGGCGGTTGAAAATTGACCAGCTGTTGTTTCGCTCAAGCGTTCCATTGCGCCGTAAGCAAAGCCGCCTTCTTGGGCCATGCTTGCAAGCGTTTGGTTGAATTGCTCAACACTAACGCGGCCTGCGCCTAACTTATCAGCTGGTAAGCCCGTGGCTTCAGCCAACATTTTAAAAATTGGTATGCCGCGTTCAGCCAATTGATTGAGGCTTTCAAGCTCCACTTTTCCTTTGGCATTGACTTTTGCAAAAATTGAGGCAATGTCTTCAACGCTGCTGCCGCTGGTGGCTGCGATGTCACCAAGAAACTGCAACTGCTCGTTGACCTTCGACACTTCAGTGCCTGATGCAATAAGCTGGCGCGCAGCGTTTGCAATATTCTCAACTTGAAACGGCGTCTTTGCGGCAAACTCGTTCAAATTCTCCATCATGCTGGCCGCGCCCGCTGCGCTACCTGTCAAGCTGATAAACGATACTTCGAGGCTCTCCAGATCTGCGGCGCTTTTGATAGCAGCAGCTCCAAGGGCGGCAATGGGTAGCGTTAGGCTGCGCGTCATGCTACGGCCCATCGCTTCAATGTTGCCAGTCATAGCGCGCATTTGGCGCTGCATGTGGCCCAACTTTTTATTGAAGTCGTATGTGTTCGCTCCAATTTTTACTACAAGATCACCTAGTGTCGCCATTGTCTTTTGTTGCCATTGCTTTCAACATGGACCAGCCTTGTTGAATTTTCTGTTGTTTGTCTTGTTCCTCTTCCCAAGGAAAAGTGCCTAGGTCAGTAGCTGTGAGCTTGCTGCCTTTTTTGGTATGTACATTTAGAAGTAACGCGGTTTGCCAGCGTGTACGTTCCCAATCCGAGCGCCGTTGTAGCTCGTTGAAATCGTAGCGCCCGCGAACCGCGTTGCCAAATTCCCTGAAGGTCAGGGCGTAGAGTGAGTCAGGCGTGAGTCCCAAAAGACCCAGGCCTAACTCCTCTATTTTGTCCCATTCAAGTGGCTTGTTGTCTCCGTCGCCTTGGTTTTTTTTTCACCGCCAGCGCTCATTGACTCACCGATGACCTCCATAATGTTAGGCAAGTCAGCAACTGTGATCAACCCTAGAAAATCATCACAAGACATTTCAAATGTCATGCCTTGTTTTTTGCATCCTTCGCGAACAAAGTAGA